TTACTCCAATAAAATCTTTGGCATCTAGCCATTTGCGTTTTACTTTATGATGTATATGGTGTAAATACCAATATCTAAATTTAGCTTCACTCCACATTTTTGGTCTTTCTTGAGCCATTAAAAGAGGAAGGGTATCCATTTTAGCCCCATCTCCGTGCTCTAATCCTATTAAATTATTACCATATTGATAATACTTTCTATGAGCAACACTAATGTCAAAGGTAATATCATCTGCATTTCTAAACCAAGATTTTAAAGTATGAGCTAAATGAAACCCACTCTGATAATCGTGATTACTCATTGAATGTAATACATCTACAGGAGCTTTTTTTCTAAGCATTTCTATAACCTTAACATAAATATTTAAAGCAATCTCATAATGCTCCCACCACTTACCATCAGTATCCTGATGAGTTCCTTTGGTGGTAGTATTATAAACATTATCAATATGTAGTACATCATTACCAATGCAAAATAGTATTCTATCTATATCAAATCCACTTGATTTTTCAATAAGTCCACTTACCCCTTCTAATACTCTATTAACAGCAATTTCACAATTATAACCCTCTCCTGTTTCTTTCTCATTAGAATATTTACCTATATGAATATCTGCAGGATTAATTACTAGCAAATGAGTTCCTTCTTTTCTTTTTATTGGATTGTATTTAGGAGAATATTCTGATATAAACTTATTAATATCGTTAAAAATATCCTGCTCATTTAATCCACAATCCTCTTTTGTAACTATAGAGAATCTATAATCTCCACTAGCAGATTGCCAATGCTTTATAGAAACCACATCTTTTTTATCTATACCCCTATCTAATAGATGTTGGCTTAATGCTGAATTATCATTAATATTAAGTAAGGTTTTTGCTCTGTATTGATAAATTAAATTAGTTTCTTCTGCAGAAAGCCTTAGCCTTTTTCCATTATTTTCCATACGCAAATTTATACAAAGAACATATTTATATAAAAAAAAAGTGAGAAGTTATTAACCTCTCACTCTTAACTAAAAACCATCTAACTATGAAACACTCAAAATTAGACAACAAAGGTAATCTTTTTTTTTAAAAAACAATGTTTTTGTTTATTTTTTATTGATATCTGCTATTCCTTGACCAAGAATTAATGCCATTCCTGCGTAAAATATTTCTTGTGCAGTTTCTTCAGCAACTCCAAGATATGTAGCAATAAGTGAAATTAATATAGACCCAACAGCATACCAAAATTTCTTACTTGCAAGAACTTGTTTTATAACCCAATTTTTCATTTTTTTTTTTTAAATTAATAATAATGCCAAATTATATTTTGGCTTTTTTTTAAATCCGTGTCCAAATGTATAAAAGTTTTTCCAATTCCAATACGATTAAAGCCTACTTTTAAAGCAGCGTTTATAATTTTAAATCTTCCTGCTGTACCCACGACATTTATATCTGCTGCGTTACAAGGTATATTTGTATGTGCCGAACCTTTAACGCCTCCAATTTTTGCATTATGTTTAGGTGTTCTATAGCCTGAATTTATTTTAAATGGTATTCCTGCAAGTTCTCTAGCCTTATCTAATTTGTTTAAAAAAATTAAACACATATTATTTCCTGAACCAATTTCATCAGGGCTGTCAAATTCAGAAAGCTTAAAGTATTTTTTATTCATATTTCTTAGCTTATCGTTATACATATTACCTACCCTGTCCTCTATATTGTTTTTTATATCCACTCTGCCCTTTTGAAGCATTTTTTGAATGAACTCCTGATCTTTTTTTTGTTACTTTTTTTGTAAATACCCTTATAGATGATTTAACTTTTGCCATTATTTTTAATATCTTTCTTATCTTCCTCTTTAAGGAGTATATACTTCTCCTCCTTCTCCCTCTACAGGAGTATATCCACCTTGAAATACTGCAAGATATTCTACATAAACTTCATTTCCTTTTCCTGAAATTGTGTCTGCCTTAGCACTAATAGAAGTTATAGGTCTTAAAGTTGGCACACTTAAAGAAGCTGATTGTATATCTACCGTATTATCCATTAAAATAGCACTTGTTCCTGCAGGTAAATATTGGTAAATATATACACCACTACCTGCATACATTCTAATAGTAACTCCAATAGCTGAATCGGTGTTTGTAATTCTAAAATAAGAAAATGCAGAGTTAACGCCCTGTCCTGCAATATCAGGAAGTGAAGTATTGTAATTAAAAATACTTGTAAATGCCGTGCTAGTAATACACATCATTCTTTGGTCAGCTTTTCCATTCCCACCTATGTTTCTGATTATAGAATTTCCGTATGTTACTCCATTTATAATTATATTCTCATTGATAGAAATGCTAAGTGTAGATGAAACTATTGTGTTTGCCATAATTTTTTATATTTTAATTTTTTTTATGTTTTATAAATTTATAAATTGTGTAGAAGATGGCTAATAAAAGAGAAATAAATGTTAAAATTTCATTGCAATCACTTATACTCATACCTATTACCCCTGCATTTGCAAGTAAAACTTCTGCCGTATCTCTCATATTAGATTTCATTATTAATTTTAATTCTTCATTCTATAGCCTGTAAGGTACACCTTTAAACTTATTGGTGCTGCACCCTCTCCTGATAGTGTTACATTTGCAGATATTTCATTATCATTTCCTAATTGATAATCAGATATAACTGCAGGAGTTGTAGCAGTATTAGAAGTTTTTTCTCCTGCAAGTATTGTTAAAGGGGTAGAGAGTATTGAAACTCCTGATTCTAATATAGATATTGTTGTTAATATACCCTTACTAGCAGCAGAAACACTTGCTTTAACATTGGTTAAGTAAAAATCATAAGGCATCCTAATGTTGTCTAAACCAACAAGAGTCCTTATAGCACCATCTATCCTTAAAACAAATGTTTCTAGCTGATAACTCCAAGCTAAATTACCTGATTTATCAATTTGATTAAGTCCACTTGTCTTTCCTAAATAAGAATTATTATCTGCATTTTCATATCCTTTAGGAAAATGCCTATTACCATCTAGTAAAAATTTATGCTCGTTTGATGCCATATTATTTTATTTTAACTGTTACAGTTGCAATTACTATTTCCATACAAATATGGATTTCCACAATCATAACACCCTCTAACTCCTGAATAATTTGAATACATACTATCGTAAAAGATTATTCCGTGATTTTTATATGTGTTACTCATACTGTTAGGCTTATTAGATTCAAATGTAGGGTATAAACCTGCTTGATCAGATGAATTTAAAAAATCCATCATATCTTTTGCAAATATTTCAGCCTTTCTGTAAGTATCTTGCTTAAATGTATTGTAAGTGTCTTGACTTATTATTCTTGAAAATTCATCTATATTGTTTACAACCCCACTAGATGTTATATTACTCATAATATCATTAACCACTTCAAATCTAACAAACCAAGCCAAGCAATCTTCTAAATAATAAGTCATAAATATTAAATTATCAGCACTTAATGAGCTAGTATCGTGCTCAAGCTTTAGCTCTGCATAGAATTTTTCTCCCAATAAAGGGCGTATATGAGCTAATTCAGCCAAGATAATAGTATTCTCAGAAACTAAAACAGGGTCGGTGTTTTTATTGGTAAATGTTTTATCAATTACTTCTCCTGCATTTACTAATGGTATATATTGTCTAGTATTGCTCATTTCGTTTTGGTTGTTCTACTGTTATTTCTTTTGATTCATCTGCCTCTCCATCTCCATCTAAATCTCTTTGCGTAACTATAATTTCTCTATCTGCAATAAACATATCGCCATCTTCTAACATAGGCAAACCTTCATCTAGTAATGCTCTTTGCTCATTAATAGTGAGAACTTGTTTAATGTCTACATCATTAGAATATGAGATTGGTGGCTCATAATGGATTCTTAAATCTCTAGGGTCAAAACCCATTTCTTTATTAAGAACAGCTCTAATTCCATTTAATATTAAATCAGATGTATCTCTAATAACGGTTGTCATTACTAAATCGTAAGCTATTCTAATCTCACTTCCTGTATTATTCATTTTTCCTGAGCTTACAATACCTGAAAGTGATGGTTGCCATCTATGAGAAGTGATTATGTTTTGATCAGTTATTTGTTGTAATTCTAGCCAACTTCCATCTTGGTCATCTTTTAAAATCTGAACATTAGCAGGAGATGAATCTCCATTTTTTACTATAAATAATATTTTTCCATTATTTCCTTCTCCTACAAACTTTTTTTGTGCTTCTTTAACTAATTTTTGAGCTTCTTGCTCCCCCATATCTCCATTAATCTCTACTATTGCAGATGGTTGAAATCCGTTTAAGAATTTAGTATGATTCCATTTGCCTATTTCAAAATCAACGCAAATATGCTCTAGTGCAGCTACATAATCAGGCAATCCGTAAAACTGAAATGTAGGCTCGTAGTCCTTAAAATGAACTACAAACTTACTGTTAGCTACTCTAGGGTATATGGGTATTTTGCTTATCTTTTTATCTTGATTCCAATACTTGCACCAATCAGAATTTACATAAACCTCTTTTTTGTTTTTTGACACTCTAACTGTTGTAGCATCTAAATGATAAAGATTTACACCTCCATCATAAATAACGCACTCCATATAAGAATTTCCAAAAGTGTAATAATCATCAGACAATTTTTTAAATACATCTCTTAATGATTCTCCATCTGCATTTACATTTTCAATAAATTCTCTTAAAGAATCTGTTTTGCAAACAAATTTTGCTCCACTTGTAAATACTGTTTTTTGAGCTAAAACGCTTCTATGAGTAGAAGATTTGCGTTTTAATTCTGCTAAATATTGAGGAAATAAATTGTCATCTCCAAAAGGAACCCAATCGTTTGGTAAATCCCTTACATCTTTTACTTCTTTAATAGTTGGTGGAGTTGCTAAATTAAAAACACCAAACTCAAAAGTATTATTTTTCTTCTGAAGGCTGTTTGTTGATTGATTTGTCTTTACTGTTGCTGCCTTTAGTGTTGTTTTCCTCATTAGATTTATTAGATTTTTCAATTTTATCTACACAGTTAGAGCCTCCATCTATTTCTTCATAAATGTAAGCTAACTCCTCTTGTGTTGCACTACTCCAAATTACACGAAACTCATCTCTACCAACCCCAAAATAAGTAGCTCCATTAAGAAGTTCTTTTTTTGCTTTATATTCTGCCATTGCTATATATATTTTAATATGTGGCAAACTTACCACATTTTTTTGATTATTACAGTTGCACATTAAAAAGATATAAGCAGAGAGTGTTCGTAAAAAACACTCTCTACTTTATCTAATATTTACTAAAGTGATGTTGCTGTTATATCTCCTGTTTCAATAGACAATGCCCCTGAATATGTATAAGGTAATTCCCATTGTGTTGCACTTAATGTAACAGTTAATCCATTAGGGTCAGTTATTGCCATACCTGAACCTCCTTCTATTGTTTTTAAATTAGCATAGGTTTGGTTTCTTGTCCAAAATGTAGTTCCTTCTGATTGATTTGCAAAAAGATAACTAAATCCAACAATAACTCTTACGCCACTAAAAAACTCCACTATTGCTACAGGACAAGCATCTCCTAAATTCTGAAGTGCAGCTAATCTAGCTCCTGTAATATTAGGAACATAGAAATTTAGTCCTATCTCATATTTTGTAGCCCCACCTTCTTTCGTTCCATTAATTGTCATTGCAGCTTCGCCCTGTTTAGTTTCAAACCTAGCCCAAGGATTTGCTGCTCCAACTACAAAATTTGTTATAATTCCTGTAGTAGGAGCAGTAGCAGGTGTTACTCCTGTAACATTAGCTAAATTTGTAATGAAAATTTGTCTTATCCCCCCTACTGCATTTAAGTCAGCACAGGTGGTTAATAATCCTGATGTTATACTTGCCATTTTATTTTATGTATTAAAATTATTAAATTAAACTACTCCTAATGAAGCTCCTGTAACTAAAGAGTTCCATCCATATTGGAAGCCCATAGTAAATGCTGAACGAATATACATATTCTCACTAACCTCATCATAAATGATTTTTAATTCATTTTCAGGTCTTGAAACATCAGTACCAATAAATAAATTACCTTTAGCTGAATAAATAACTCCATTTTTAGGAGAAGATGTCGTTTTACCTGTTTGTTTAAATGCTAAAGGTGTATTTAAACCTGTTCTTACACCAAGAGCTACATCCCATTCGTACATAGCTACTAATTCAATACCTCTATAATACAATTTAGCCTTTCCTTCTTGAGCCATTCCGTGCCCTCCATCAACTGAACCTGATACAGCTACTGCAGTTAATGCACTATACCAAGCGTTGTATATGTTTGGAGTTACAAACATTTTTTTATCTCTTGCATCTACTTGTTGTAATGCTGCAGGAGCTTGGTTAAATACTGCATCTAATAATGTAGTTACATCTGCAACAGAGATAACACCTCCTATTGTTCCGTAAGAAGCTGTAGCAGGAGCACCTGCTGGTAAAGCACCTACTACATAAGTCATAGCACCTACTGCACCTCCTCCTGTAAAAGCACCACCTGCTGACATTGTATCCCAAAGACCTGCACCCATTGATCCGTAAGAACAATCTAATCCTGCAGGTACTGTTGCTAAACCTGCCCACATATTTCTTACTAAGTCAGAAGCAATACCAGCTCTTACTCTGTCTATGATAAAT